TTATCACTGCTATATGGTGTCATTCTTAATTTTAAATTATTTTTTCTAAAAGATAACATATTATAAGTATGAAATGCATTAGTATATATGATAAATAAACAGAAAATTAACTTCTTAATAGTCATTTATATTATATAACGTAAATAATATTTATATAAATAAAAAAAGAAAATAAATTTAATTTAGTTGGAGTAAGCAAGACCACCCATACCAGATAATATACGTAATACGTTGTAATTTACAGCATATACGCTGATAATGCCATCTACTTTGGAGGAAATTTGTAAATGAGCACTATCAATTCTGGACATATTTAAGGTTCCAGATGGTTGATGTTCTTCTGGTTTAAGTGCAAATGAATATACATTGATGCCAGATGCGGTAGCAGATTCATTAATAACAGGTGTATTTTCGTGATGTTGATATGGTTGTACAATAGAGAAATAAGAACCCTCTCTATCAGAAAAGCGATCATTGCCATTAAGTTGTAATTTAGCTTTTTGGCAAGGATTCTTGGAAGCAAATACACTCCCTTTTTTATCAGGAGCACCGGCAGTGGCGTCAGCAGCTAGCTCTTTTGTAGATTCTGATGGTGAACTTACATATTCGTTAAATGAATTATCTGTAAAGTTATTCCAAAAAGGCGCCGAAGCGATACCATTGGATCTAAAGAATGTATTTTCAATTGTAGGGTCAGCTTCGCCGACACCAAGTTTAGTTAAAGGTCCTGTACCGGTTGTAGTAGAAAATGTTTCGGGATCTGGTCTGATTACCCAGATTAATTCTTTGCAGGGATGATTGAAATTTAATCTTACAGATCTTAAAGAATCAACACTTGCGCTTTTACTTATTTTTTCAGAACCAGTAAATTGTAATTGTTCAATTAAATATTCATGAGATAATTGAGCAAATCGTCTACGTTCATCAGTATCTAAAAAGATGTAGTCTACCCATAATTGTGGTTGTACTAATTCAAGAGTGCCATCATAAGAATCGTTCCCTGTGGGAGTACCTGCCACAATTTGTTCTGCAGTAAAATTATATGCTTTCATATCTTTCATTTCAGTTTCGCTTGCAAATTCGATATTTACTTTAACTTCGTGATATTGTAAAGCAATTAAAGGTAAAGCTAAACCTACATTTCTGCAAAACCAGAATTCTAATGGCACATAAATATCTCTACTATTTTCAGCACCATCTTCTAATAAAGTACAAGCATTTAGTTCATTACCACAAACCATATTTAAATAACCGTCTTTTTTACCAGCAGGCATTGATAATTCGTTCCAGATATATAACCATTCAGAATAATGTTTATCAATTCTTTGACCACCAATTTCCAATTCTACATTTTTAAGTAATCTTAAACCAGCATATGGTACTAATGCAACATTCTCAGTTTTAGCTTGGAAAGTTGCTTTGAAATATACACGATTAATTAAATCACCATTTCTGGTTATTAAAACACTTACACGAGAACCTAAAGAGGGATTGCCATTGAAACTTTGTTCTATAGATTCCATAGCAAAATTAGTGTGACGTCTGTAAACTACTTTGAAGAAAGTAATTTGAGGATTACCGGTTAAATAAACATCTTGAGCACCATAAGCGACTAATTGAAGAAGACCACCACCCATTAGTTATAATTATTCTTTTATACTATAATATAAGAAAAAAAAATTAAATAATAATCTAGTTGGAATAAGCAATGCCACCCATACCAGATAAAATACGCAATACGTTGTAATTAATAGCATATACATTTAAATTGTAATTAGCCGAAGTTACACTAGTTGCAGCAGTTAAATCTAATGAAGCAGAATCAATTCTAGACATATTTAAAGTACCCGAAGGTTGATGTTCTTCCGGTTTAAGAGCGAAAGAATATACGTTTATACCAGTATTGTGTGGTATATTTTCGTGATGTTGATATGGTTGTACAACATTAAAATACATACCATCTCTTACTGAAAATCTGTCATTACCATTTAATACTAATTTAGCTTGAGCAATTGGATTCTTTTTAGCAGATTGTTTTTGACCAATATTATCTTTAACTGCATCATAATTAGCGAACGCTACTGCAGCACAGGGTGTATCAGTAAAGTTAAACCAATCAGCTGGAAGATAAGTAATATCTTCTGTTAAAAACCATACTAATTCTTTAACGGGGTGATTGAAATTTAATTTAGTTTTCATTCCAAAGGTTTCTTTGCCAGTGAATTGTAATTGTTCAATTAAATATTCGTGAGAAGATTGAGCGAATTTTCTTCTTTCATCAGTGTCTAAATAGATATAATCTACCCATAAACTAGCACTTAAACTTCCTGGCGTACTACCACTTGTAATACATTTTGATGAATTTTGGAAATTAATATTGATTTTTACTTCATGATATTGAAGGCCAATTAATGGTAAAGCTAGACCTATATTGCGGCAAAACCAGAATTCTAAAGGTACATACATAGTATCTAACTCACTGCCAGCACCACCAGCACCTCCAACCATTTGGAAATAACCATCTTTTTTGGATTCTGGTAAAGATAATTCATTCCAGATATACATCCATTCCGCATAATGTTTATCAATTTTTTGACCACCAATTTCAACTTCTACATTATCAATTACTCTTAAGCCATAATAAGGCACTAAATTAGTACCAGTTGGATTTTTTAATACTAAATATACACGGCTAATTAAATCACCATTTCTAGAAATAGTACTAGTAACACGAGATCCATAATCTACGGAACCATTGAAAGTTTGTTGAATAGATTCAATAGCAAAATTAGTGTGACGTCTGTAAACTACTTTGAAGAAAGTAATTTGAGGATTACCGGTTAAATAAACATCTTGAGCACCATAAGCGACTAATTGAAGAAGACCACCACCCATTAGTTATAATTATTCTTTTATACTATAATATAAGAAAAAAAAATTAAAGAAATTTAGTTGGAGTAAGCTAAACCGCCCATACCGGACATTATACGTAATACGTTATAATTTACTGCAAATACACTTATTATATTAGTGCTAGTCATACTAGATGAAGTGCTTGCTAATATTGCACTATCAATTCTAGACATATTTAATGTACCAGATGGTTGATGTTCTTCGGGTTTAATTGCAAAAGAGTATATGTTGATACCTCTCTCTTTAGATACATTAGAATGATGTTGATAAGGTTGTACAACATCAAAATATTTACCTTCTCTTTTAGCAAAGCGATCATTACCATTTAATTTTAGATGAGCAGTTGTAAATGGATTTTCATTGGATAAACTGAAATCTTTCCACTCCCAACCAGGAGAGCTGTTTTTAACCCAAACTAATTCTTTAACTGGGTGATTGAAATTTAATCTTAATTGGGTTTTATATTCTTCTTGTCCACTGAATTGCAATTGTTCAATTAAATATTCATGAGATAATTGAGCGAATTTTCTTCTTTCGTCAGTATCTAAATAGATATAATCTACCCATACTTGGCAAGTTGGGAAAGGAGCAGTTGAAGTAACCTCCGCCCAGCCTGTTCCTGTAGTGTATTTAGATATAGATTCTTTGCGACTAGCAAATTCAATTTTAAGTTTAACTTCGTGATATTGTAAAGCAATTAAAGGTAATGCTAATCCAATATTTCTGCAAAACCAGAATTCTAATGGTACATATAATTTAGTTTTATCACTATTCGATACTACAGATAATTCTTCGCCTGCCGCGCCAACCATTTTATCATATCCGGCTTTTTTGCCAATTGGTAAAGATAATTCATTCCAGATATACATCCATTCTGAATAATGTTTATCAACTTGTTGCCCGCCAATTTCTAAAGTTACATTTTTAAGTAATCTAAGACCTAAATAATCATGCCAACGAAATTTTGTGGTATCTCCAGCCCCAGCTCCAGTATAACCTAAACCAGCAACATCGAATTCAACATAAACTCTATTAATTAAATCACCATTTCTAGAAATAGTGCAATTAATAGTATTATCAAAGGAAGCATTTCCATTGAAAGTTTGTAATATAGATTCTACTGCAAAATTAGTATGACGTCTGTAAACTACTTTGAAAAAAGTAATTTGAGGATTACCAGTTAAATAAACATCTTGAGCACCATAAGCAACTAATTGAAGAAGACCACCACCCATTAATTAATTCTTTTTATACTAATAGATAAGAAAAAAAAAATAACACTTAAAAGAAATTTACGAATATTT